ACAACCTTGATCTGAGTAATGCTCTCTCTCGCAGCTATCACATAGCCTAAAATCACCTATAAACATTAGTTGGCATAACTCCCTCGGTACTTGCGTAACTTATCTTCAGGTACACAATAAATCTCTGGTCTCTTCCAGTCTGGCTTATCCAGGAACTCTGGCACCATGGCATCAGCACCCCACATCCATCCCATAATCTCGTAGTTAGGCATGCCACCACGAACCAGTACGAACTTAGTCTGCGGATCAGCTCCGGGTCTAACCAGTAAGCGACCCTTCTCGTGCTTAGTAAACTTAACATCTATGTTTGGCTCAATATCTACGCCGCCTTGGCCGAAGGCTCCACCCCAGTACACACCAAGGTTCTTTGCTACTGCTATCTCTGCACCACATCCATCTACATCAAGCAAAATGCGTTGCCATGGATCTAAATCACCAAGGCCACGCATCTGTTGGTTCTTCATCGTGGATACATATCGTTCTATCGCCGTGTTAACGGCCAATACAACCTCGTATCTTTCGAGAGTTATCTTTAAGCCCACGGACTTGGCCCTCCAAGATTGTCAATGATCTTGCGAAGGGCTACTTGAATCCTTCGGTCGATGGTCGAGTCGGATACATTCCATGCAACTGCGATGTCGGACAGGATCAATGGATCCTTACCGTACCTTTGCTCCAGTAGTAACTGCTCATCATCAGTAATCAATTCGTATGCAGCTCTGACATCAATGACCATGCCCAAGACATTGCCACCCTCACTTGGTACAGGTGGCTTGCGTGGTGTGCCATCGTCTATCTGATTGACCAGTACTGCACCTTGTGTCTCGAACTGCAGGGCTACCGGCAACAGCGTGGCTATGAGTGCTGTGTCGTAGAAGAACTCATCACCCATCTGATAGCCAAGCTTGGCTGCCTTCTCTTTACGGGCAATCTTTTCTATATGCCTACGGAATCGAGCCATGAGTTTTCGTGCAACCCACTTCGTCTCATCCTTTGAGACCTCGTATGCAGCATCTAAATCTTTCTCTAACTGTGGCCTTTGTAGTACATAAATCTGCAGCTCTTGGACTAGATCTTCCAGATCTACATAGCCCGAGAACCTACGGTGGATGGCGTAAGCCGATGCCCGTACCAGATCTTGTACATGTGCCTCAGCTCTGTCCATCATCTCCCCATTGGTCATCCTCTATTTCAATTATCGCATCCATAATGAAGCGTGTCACAAAGTACAAGGATGTAATTACAAGAAGTGGAATCAAAAAAAATGTAGCCTTCTTCATGCTTTATTCTCCGGCCACTTACCTCGCTGCACCATCATGGCAATGATGCAATAGTTGGCTAAGTCTTTGAATGAATCCTCAATGGATTCGTGCTGTGGTGTATTGCCTGAATCCAGTAAGTTCTTCAAGCGTTCCCACTTGTCACCCATACGAACCATCAACCCATTGAGTGGGCCACCATAGGCATTGTTGATATTGCCCGGGCCATAGTCTCGCTGCTTGGAGATCAGTAGGTTGCCAAGCTCATCGATAATATCCCATGAGTCAGCGATGAACTTATCCATCATCGGGTCTTTGGTAACTGCACCCTTATCCATAGGCCCGAAGGTGTTTGCTTTACTTCTATCACTTGGATTCCTAATGATTCTATTGAATTCCTCATTAACTCCATGTCGCTCATACTCACTCATTTATCCCTAACCTTTTCCGTAGTCCTTCGATACCTTCGTCCATTACAACAGAGTTCACATCGCTACCCGGTGGGAGCGAGATTAGTTCTGCATGTTCTACTTCTTGCAACACCTTCTCTGCAAGTTCCATACCCGGGTTAGACCCGTCCTTCTTATCATCATTATCTGCCAGTACTAAGACTCGCTTGTATCCTCCGAAGAGTCTGTTGAAGTGTGGTCTCCACGCTTTCGCTCCCGGTACTCCGACACTTGGCAAGATCTGACTTGCAATAATACTGTCGAGTTCTCCTTCGCAGATAGCGATCGCATCTCCCGGCAACTGCAGATCCACCGCATTGAAGAGTCGAGCTGGCTGGTGCATGGGTGCCATGTATCTCGGCCCCGGTAACTCGTCCACCCTACGAAACTTAAAGCCAGCAACCCCATGAACAACACGGTATGGGATAGAAAGCCATCCAATAAACTGTGCATGGGCAGGATCACAATCTACTGGCACGGTTCCGAGAAGATGGGCGTTTGCCAACTCCTTGCTGAACCCTCGTCCGTGAAGATAAGAGGCTGTCCTTTCGTCTATCTTTTGATTGTATGTCGATGCCAGATCCTTTAGCAATGTCAATCGCTCGTTCGATAGCAACACGAAATTCAACTCCTTCTCTCCACATTAGCAATGTATATGCATCTCCACCTATGCCACATGTGTGGCAATAGTAGAGTCCTGCTTTATCTCCATCGGTACTCATGACTGCTGATCTGTGTGCATCCTGATGGAAGCAACACTTGACCGGCTTTGAGTATCCATCTCTTACTTCTCCCCCGTAGTGACGGATAACTGCACGGAGAAGGTCAGCATCGGCAGCCATTAGAATCGCTGTGCTGTCTTCTTAACTCTCTGATTCTTTTTGAGTGCAGCTAAGTCACGCATGTACTGCTCGTGAGCTGCGATCTCCAATCGCATGCGGCGATCTTCTAGTCGTGCCTGTACATGGTAGTAAAAACTTTCAGCAAAGAAATACAGGGCTACACCTGCTGTTACTGTCAGTAGATTACTTAATGTATTCATTCTATTACCTCCATAAATGTGTCGAGTTCCAGTATTACAAATGCTTTACCAACGCCATGCTGTCTTCGTTTAGCAATGACTATAGGTATCGCTGGCCCTGATGACTTGCGTTTCTTCAACCAGTTCTGTGCTTCCAGTACTGCTTCCTTCATCCATTGTCCGGGTAAGAAACCCTTGGTGTTCTTTGCTTCAACGACATAGAACTTCTTGTCCTTGAAGAACCATAGGTCTCCCTCGTCATTGGTTCCGCTGAGTCGTAAGCGTTCTGCTACGAGTTCCTTGTCTCTAAAGTACTCGACAAGTTCTACCTCCCATCCAGAACCCTTGCGTTTATTTGCCCTCGATTGCTTGGAGTCCAACGAAATTCACCCCCGGTCTTACATCTGCTCGACCCTGTGCATCTTGGTCTGCTATCTGTACTCTCGATGGATCGATAAGTAATGTCGCATACTGTGATGCATCGGCTGAGTGTTCACCGAATCTATTCTTAACTGCAGCAACTCTGAACTGTCCATACTCCGGATCCATTGCGATGGATAAGATCATGGACGGAAGCTGAGATGCCTTGCCAAGTATTGCCCTTCGTGGTGCAGGAAACTTTGGATCTCCAGTACCGGCTTCCGACATGTGAGTAAGTGCAAGTACACAAGCACCAGTCTTACGAGCCACATGGTGCAGCTCTGACATGATGGCACGGATACCCGACCACTCCTCACCTGCTACCGAGATACAGTTCATTAGGTTATCCACAACAATCAATGCAGGTGCCATGCCATAGACCTCGCCATAAGCGAGGATCTCCAGTTCAATAGCATCAATGTCCGGCGATGGATCAAACACCCACTTGATATGGGATGCCTTCTCCGCCAGCAAGATGTCAAAGTAATGAGGATCTGCATCTAAGTATGTCTCTACTTGGTGCTGTGCTAATCCAGTTAAACCTGCAACTGTACGGAACATCTGTGTGATGGGGTCGGTATCCGCCGAGAAGTAAAGGGTTGGTACCCCCGACCTCAAGGCGTATACCAACGCCATCAAGCTCTTACCTGAGTTCGGTTGTCCAGCGATAAGACACAACTGTGACTGACGGAATCGCATAGACATCCGCTTCATGCCCTCCCATGTATCAGGTAAAGGCTTAGCAGAAGAGTTGGTGCTATGTACTGCTTGTAACAAGTTAAGCACTTTGCGACCACCTCTCGTGAATCTTTATATCGAATTGTTTTCGTATCTTGTGTCTATCTGCAGCGGTTGAACCACCCCAGTAGTAATACCTTTCATTGTGTAATGCCCAGTTGAAACAGTCCTTTAGTAATGGGCATCCGTTGCATGCTTTGAATAAGATCTCATCGTATTCATGAGTCAGATCATCACAATAAAAATCATTTCCGATTGTCGAGCATGGCTCGCTTCCGGTGTAAGCCGGATACTGTGGATCAGCACCCGGCTCCACCAGCTTGGCTAAGAAGCGTTGGCTCTGAAGTCGCATTGCTGGCCCTGTGGACGAGAGCAAGCATAGAAGGCACGGTATGGCTTCTGTGTTGACTTCGATATTCCGGCAGGTACGAGCTTTGCTGATTCCCCATGCTTACATACAGGGCCACCTGTTGGTGCTGCTGCAGGTGGTGGTGTACCCCAAGCATCTGCTGGTGGAGTAATGACTTGTGCATTGAATGACTGTGCAATCTGATTGTTAGTCATTGGTTGTGATGCAGGTGCTGATGCAAATGCAGCAGCCATTGCCTGAAGCAAGTGTTCTGCACCTGATGCATCGAGTGCTTCGTTTAACTTGTTTGCGAAGCCTTGGTATGAGGCATCTGCGATTACAAAGATTGTTCCATCAGGAGTCTTTGTTGATACTTGAAAGCCGAGTTCGGCCATCTTATTCACCCTTCGCTAGTTTGATATTGAGTCGAGTCGATTCTTTGCCCGGCTCTTTTTTTGGAATAAAGCCGAGAAGTTTCTCGACTTCCTTTTCATCTATGGACTGACGACCAGCGACTACTGTCCAACTAAGTTCAACACCGCTGGCCGTCCTGCCCGTTACACCTTCAAAGGTAGTTCGTAATGAATCACGCTTGTCGGTTAGTTCATCGATCTGCTCACCTAATTGCAAGAATAGAAGAGCATTTGAGTCCACCTCCGGATCATCAATGATGATGTCCGATGGCTTAATAAGTTCTTTTTTTATACCAACGCATCCTAACTCACCAGATGAGTCGTAGTACTTGCAGTAGAACTTACAGTAACTGGCATCCTTTTCCGGATCAGGTGCAATCGATGACTTCTTAATCTCTTCCAACCAAGCTAATGCTTCTTCTCCGATTGTAGGATCATAAGCTTCTGAGTGGATCTTCACATCCCTCTCATCACCATCTCTTGCGATGGCTACCAAGTTAACCGTCTTAGGATTCCCCAATCCAGACTTCTCAAGTAGGTAGCCATATGTCTGCACTTGCCAGCGTTGCTGCTTTGATGGGAAGTAACTAAGGTTCTTAATCTTAGATGTCTTCCAATCTACAACAGCACCAGTTTCGGGAATCCATAAATCGATATGAGCTTTCATACCGTTGTATTCCACTTCGCTTTCAACAACATACTTTTCACCCGAAGGATCAGCAAGAGCCAATGCTTCCTCGATGGTTGCATGGATTGCAGTTCCCATAATCGCTGCGAGTTTTAGTTCGTTGTCATTGGTTTCGACCTGAGCGTTCAGGCGATACCAAACCTTTCTACGGCAGCCACCAAGTTCTGATGGGCCTACCTGTGTCTGTACTGAGCGAGAGCGAGTAGCATCCTTGGCTCGTAGTACTTCAATGAGAAGTTCCTTTGGATCAATCATTTTCTTCTGCCTTCTTCTGTTGTTCTTTCTGAACAGTAGACCAGAACAATGCGTAGTAATCTAGGTCGTACTGAATAGTCTTCATGTGTGTAACGATGGCACCAGTATGTGCATATGCTTGAACACCTGCTTCTTTCAAGCGATTGAAGAAGATAATATCTTCGCCAATAAACTTCTCTTCTGTTAGATCAACTTCATGGAAGAAGCTCTTATCAGGATGCTTCTCTCTCATCTTCGGGATGATTGACTTGTGCATCAATAGACATCCGAATCCTGCTGAATCAATCTCGATAACTTGTGGTTCCGGTAGCGGATGGATGAACTCAAGTTCATACTCAGTCCGACCTTTGTAAAAGATTGCTGGCATAGGTACTGGTAGTGAACCTGCATGGTCTTTCCATACGAAGTATACACCCGATACAACGGGCCTTGATACCTTGTCCGCTGTCTCCCATAGCAGCTTTAGAACTTCCTTGGTCATGACTACATCGGAGTCAACCCATAGGATCCAATCAGTCTTGGCGTTGTCTGCCCATAGGTTAAACAACTCCATACGCTGACGAGAGATCTGATTGCCCTTAACTCTCATTGCATTGTTGATTGGTACACCAACTGTGTGTGCCATCAATGTTGTATAGACAAGTCCTTCTGTGAACTTGCCATCGGTGACACCGTTATCACACCAAGCGATTGATAGTGTCTCTTTACTACTGTGTGGCATTGGTTAACCCTTCTATGTAATCCTTCGCAAGATCGTAGACACCTGCTTTGTCTTGTCCTTCTGGTCTCCAGAGAATCAAGACTCCCGGTAGTGTTAAGTTTTTTTCTTCTGGCAATGGAATCAATCTGATAAATGAATCTGCAATCAGTCCAGTCTCGTGCATCCAGTCAACCAAGTCAACCTTTGCAGCAGAATATCTTTCCGACTCATGGGCATGATCCCACCAGACGGTGGCCCCACCGTTGATGTTATACAAGAAGCCCATAGTCCATGGATGTG